CTTTCGAATAATCATCATTGTGTTGAACACTGTTGACTGGTTTTTGCCTTTCCATGTGTGAAGATAGTACTTTTTCTTTCTTTATTTATACTCTCATGGTAATTGATCATTCTAATATCCTTTATCCATGCACGAAACATCTCTCCATGTTCCGAAATAGCAATGACATAATTACCACCCTTCCTTTTTATAACTCCTTTGTCACCAGTATTAGAGTTCATTATATGATCGCCTTCAGAAAATACTTGAGTCTGTCTAACCTGCTGACGAAGTGCTTGTTCTCTTATTTTTTTAAAATTCTTCATACTAACCTGGTTTTGAATCGTGCCATTCTTCTGATCCACCCATAGGACAATCTATATCTGAATGACAATTCTCTGAACCACCTATAGAAAATGGATTGTACCTATCAGTTGCTATCCTATACATTTTCTCATGCATAGTAACTACTTCTTCAGCACCCTTCTCATAGTCAGGTGTATATTGATGTCTTGATTGATATGTTGGTGGGTTATCAGCAAACCAATCATCATGTGGTACTGGTTCTTTCTTCTCTTCAGGAGTAAAAGGATCTTGTGTTAGATCTAAAAATCTAGACAAACGTTTAAGATTTGTCTCTACAATTTTTTTGGGTAATAATTTATTAATAAAACTCATAATACTCATTTGAATTTCGCAGGTAATCGTTGCTTAATATCTTCCATGAGAGCCTTGCAATCAGGATCTTTTAATGCTGTTGGAATACCCTTCCTAAAAGTCTTAAAATCTCCAGCAAATGCTGCTCTTCTCATTTTAGTTCCAGATACAGCAAAGGTGTCGCCATCTGCATCTCTAGAACCAGATGATACTATTTCAATTTTTCTAAAATGAAAATCCTTACCTTCCCCATTGTATTTATGGAGGAATCCCATAGCGTTAACCCTATCAGATCCTACAAGAAAGACAACTTCATCATATCCATCCATCATTAACTGCTGTAGGATTTCTACTGGTTGTCTAGGACCACTAAAGATATGTCCCTTGTGTTCAGGGAACATTTTAACCATGTAATTATACTTTATATCTGGTGGTAATGGGTTATTTCCTTTGGTATCTACACTTTGTGAAATATAAATTCGATAGTCATGACCAGCAGCAGCACGTTTAACACCAGCAAAATTCTCCTTATGCCCTGTAGTAGGTGGTTGGAACCTACCAAAAGTAAAGTAAACTTTTTTACAGATTAATCCTGACATTACCAGTCCTTTGATACTGTGAAATTATTATAAGCAAACTCAAGACGGTTAACAAACTTAATCATGTCACCATCCTTATGCATAACATAACCTTCTGGTCCAGTTACCTTATATCCCTTTTCAGTTTTAATGAATGTCTTGAAGGTTTCGAGATGATCTAACTTATCTATAACCATCTGCTTAATAGTCTGAATCTCTTTATAAAGAGATAGCATTGCTGTAAATTTTGTCTTGTTATCTTGCAGATAATTCTCACTATCATATACCAACTTCCTTTTTTCTGCTTTATTTTTAGGAGTCTTGATAGCATCAAGCATCTTGGCAGTTTTTAAATGATAGAAATTAGTAAGGTTATCTAATGCATGATCAACATTACCTATGCTACGAGCATTTCTAATCTCACTATTAAAGAACTGTTTTATATAAGATGATACATGCCACTTGAGATCACCTTTTGTACCAGAAAATTTAACTAACTCATCAAGGAAGTATCCACATACCTTACACATACTTTCAATCTTTGATACATGAGTATCAAATATTTTTTCCTCACTAGAAGACCACCCAACACGATCCATTGGAGTATCATTTTTAATTACTAAAGCATCTTTAGATCCAGTAACATCAGCACCAGCTTTTGCTTGCATTGATTCAAGTTCATCACCTGTGTAATGAGTATGAAACACTACACCAATCTTTGCATTACCTGCTACCTTACCAATAGGATGATCTACTGGAATTGCATATGTAATAGTGTTAGGTTTGAATGTATAAAGTAATTCACCATTGATAGTTTCTCTTTTTAATGTACTATCAGTGAACATAAGATCACCCTGAACCACTCCTTGGATACCTAGTTCTTTAAAATAACGAAGAGAAAATTTAAGTTTTTCTGCAAGGTCTCCTTGATAATATTTGTCAATACCTTTTTCACTGTAACATACTTTAGGATCATTCTTATTGAATACAGATTTAGTTCCAACAAAGAACATACCAGAAAGAGGGTGCTCTCCACAGATAACAGCAGGTGCTCCATCCCATTTAGTTTGCATGAAACCAGCACTCTCCTGTTGACCCATCATCTTACGAAGTTCTTTTAAAAAAGACACAGCAGCTTTACAACCATCAACTCCATAGTTGAGCATCTCATCCTCAAGGTGTTCTAAATGTTTTAGTTGTGTTACGTTTGCCATTAAGAATACTTATAGTATATTGATGAATGATCTGCTTGTGATCCACCAAAAAGATATAATTCTTTGATTGCTAGATCTGCATCCACATTTTCTTTACAGAGATATTCTAAAAAGCGAAGTCCTGATAGTTTACTATACCTCCAAGACTGTCTTTTACCAGCAATCTCACCCATCATTTGATCTGGATCATTTTTATCAAATCCATCTGCACCAAAGGCATCTAATAATTTATATATTTCTTTCGTGATATCTAATTTTTGTTTGGTATTAGAGTTCTTTGGATCACAATGAGACCATTCTGGTTCGTCAGGTACACCTGTGAATCCTGTATGATTTAATATAAACCTAGCAACATTACCTTGAATCTTACCCATAGCAGCATGCTCACCTTTAAGTTCTAACTTCCAATCACCTTTATTATCACCACCAAAATTTCTCATCTGTATATTATCTTTTGTTCCAGTTCCATACTGAATATATACATCCATTGGCCATCTCTTATGAGCATTTTCACCAGTAAAATTCCTTTTACTATCATAAACTAACATATCTTTTGTTTTCTTTTTCTTAAACTCAATCCCAAGACTTGCTTTTCTCTCTTGTGGAGTGTCAGCATTCACAACCTTTACTGTACCAGTACCACCAGTCTTTTTCAAAGATACTCCCATCAATTTTCCATCAGTAAAAAATTGTGATAATGCATCATTAAATACTTCTATTGTAGTTCCTTTTTTCGCACCATATGGTTGTAGTTTATTAATTATTTCAGTCTTGGCACCCTTACTAACTATCCAAATATCTGATGGGTTCCACTTGTCTTCATTTTTTAATTCCTTGTGTACTAAAGAAGCTTTACATTTAGCAAAAGCTTTCTTTATTACACCATCATCTATTTCTTTATCCCCACGAACAAATATAAAATCATTTGAAGCAGCAGGTTTTATTTTATCGTACAATGCATTTGCACCATCTATAAAAACTTCTTTCCAATCAGGATCCTGGTTAGCAAATTCAATCATCTGTTCCACAGTAGCATCTGGAGTATCAATCCATTTCGCTGCTTTATCCATATGATCTGTAGTAAGATCCATGTCAGGAGTTAATTTCTGATTCGGAAATACATGAAAACGAAGTGCATTATATAAGCAAGATGTACTTTCCTGAATTGTAGTTTGTTTTGATCCACCACCAGATCCTGAAGATTTGATTGGTTTAAACTGAACACGAATAACATTTACTGGTTTAGTATCAGTTACTACTATATCTATTTCTGGTATATTAGAACCTTTAGATTTCCTATGCTCTACTGTATACCCCTCTACCTCCATCGCATTCTTTACATTTTCGGTAGCAATATTTCTTTTATTTTCAGGAACATATACCTTCATGAAAACCTGAACCTTTTTTGAAGCATCGGTTTCAGTTTTTTTAACATCAAAAATTAAATAACTATACTCATCCGTGGATAGACCTTTTCTAAAAAGATCATTCCATGCTGCATCAACTGTTGTTGGAATTGTTATTGACATAAAAAAACCCCTACAGGGGTTATTTATTTAGAATTTCTCTTTTTGTATCAAAAGAAGTTTCTCATACAATGGAGCAACTAATGGTTCACCTGTATTCTTACGTGACTTCCATAGTTGTGTTATGATAATATCTAATTCTTTCTCATCAATCGGAAGATTCATTTAGTGCCTCCAT